GCTCCACAAAGTCAACCTTATAGTTGAACTGAGGGATATCACATCCACTATTGAGAATATAGTCATTACCGGCTATAGCAAGGTCTGTGACGTTGTCAATATCTGAGAAGTCAATTTGTACCACTTTTGGATGAGGATAATTGTCTATATAAGGACTATCAATGTATCCTATAGGAGCCGTACCTATTTGAGTTGTGAGTTTTAATCCATCCTTACCAACCGGTAGTATTCTGGTCACTATACCGCTAGTATCCAGGGTTTCTTCTATACCAGTTATATTCTTACGATAAGCTACTAAAACACCTCTATCAGCACCTCTATTGTTATGTAGGTTGATTGTGAAGTTATCCCTCTCAATCTCTCCTCCTATTTGCTCAATTATACCATCTGTCCCCATTATGGCTTCTACTGGGTTCTTATATTTGATTGCCCAAGTACCAAGGTTTGGAACATCAGATACCGAACGGAATCCATGAGGATAATTTGCTATATCGTGTGTATGAGTTAGCATCCAATCAAGTGCTGCTGCTCCATTCATTGATGTAAGAGTCATATCTTCTAGGAAGTAGTCAATTAAGTCATAGAATATATGTCTTGCTTTGACATTAACACTACCTAGAATTCGTTTCTTGTAATATATTCTAAATAACTGATTGTCTGCTTTGATAATATGATCCTCTACAAGATTAAGATATTTGCCATAATCATCCATAGGATGTTCAAGTTCTACCTCATATGAACCATTGAGTTCTTCTATTAACCTAGCAACTGTACACTGTGACAATATACCTAATCCATTTTTTGTGAAAGAGGTCTCGTTGGCATCATATAATTTAATTCGCTTAGAGAACTCTCCACCAATTTGGATAGTGTAAATATAAACACTACTTGTATTGCCTGTTATAACAATAGCTTTTTTCGATATCTTCTTTTTGCTTATAGTTACTGCATTAGTAGCCGTTATAGCAAAAGTATTAGATACTTTCTTCTTAGCCGTAATTGATACTGAACTTGCATTAGTTAGTGCAAATGACAGTGCTCTATTATGTCCTGCCACTACAACACTACTTGCATGAGTTATGGCAAATGTTTTAGATGTTTTCTTCTTAGCAGTAGTTACAATCGAACTTGCATTAGTCATAGCAAATGATCTTGATACTTTCTTCTGACCAGTTACTGCTACACTACTTACATCTTCACTCATATTAAATGATAATACTCCACCTACTGTATATGTTATTACTAGTTTGGGAGCATTAGCTGAACCATTTTCGTATCCGTTAGCTGTTATATTACAGTTTGGAGTAGTCGCTCTTCTATTTTTATGAAGAATTAGTATTGCATTACCGCTAGCCCATGATGCTTGGTTCACAATCTCTTGAATTATACTGGTGAGTTCTGGAGAATCGTACCAAGTACCTGCTACCCATGCGCCAGGAGCATCCCAATTTACAGAGGCAGTGGTCAAAGCTTTTGCAGTAAATGTAGCATCACTTGTTGGAGACGTTGGCGCTACAACATTGTTAGCATATATAGTCGTTTGTACACTTGCAAGAGCTAATGAGGACATAGCCTTATATTGGAGGTGTGCACCTGTGATTATTGCATTCTTAGGTATGGTTACATTTAAAAATCTAGCGAAGACATGATTATAACCACCATCATATCCTATACCTACATCAGCAATACTAAAGCCATCAGGCCATACCTGACCATCATCTGCATTTGCTGTAACTTGTCCTGTAAAAGTTGCCATTGATTCTCACCACCTTTGTATATCGGAATATAAATTACGTAATTGTGATTGATCCTGCGGTTATACTATATACACCCTGACCAGCAAACACTTCATCTGGAGTTACATTATACATAGCATACTGAGTTCCTGCGGTTAATGCGTCATAGAATGCTATTGCTTTAACAGTACACGCTGGCACATCAAAGTTAGGAAGAGTACCATTAAGTTGTATCTTACCTGCTCCACCAGTACCTGCGGTATCAAAAGTTACTGCTTTCCTTGCATATGCCGGTGAACCACCTGACACCTCTGTAGTTGCAGCATCGTCCGTAAACAATGCCATGTACGCGAATTTTGCTACTTTAATTGCATCTAGTGCTGCATTTAGTCCTGCTGCGTTTATTGCCATAAGTTATGCCTCCTAATATCTAAAATTTGGTGTTACCTCGATTTTACTAACGGTTCCAGTCCAGGATATGTTGTTAACTCCTGGTATTAGTTCTTGGAACTCTCCAGTCATATTATTATTCATATTTCCTGCACCACTAAAAGCATCTCCAATATCGGAATCGAGAGTTACTGAACCGATTATACTATTTATTAGTATTGCTCGACCATTAATGGTTAACACTACAGATCCAGTACCATAAATCTTAAATATAGGTAGACTGTTGATGGTTCCTATATTGTTAATGGTTGTTGGACTTGTAGTTAGGGTTATTACATCGTTTGCATCAACATACTTATGAGGTTGACACTCCAATAAAATTATAAAACTATGAAAGGTTCCTAATACTTTAGCAAACTCTATTTGATTCTTAATTACTGCTTTGTATACTTTATCGGGTTCATTACTAAATATAACATCACCCTTACCTGATAACCAGTTGCATATATAATCTAATTGTGATAAGTCATTGATGGAGCATTCAACTGATTTAATTACACTTCTGTAACTACCTAAGTCATTAGTCACATATCCATCTCGTCCTTGTACTGGTACTAACTCCATGTCTCGTTCTGCACTAAAGATTGAAGGTAGTTTATTAACAGTTAGAACACCAGTACTGTCTATGTCTTTAAATATGAAATACGGCATTCCCATTTAGCCTACCCCCAATCCTAAATTCTTTTGTCTCATGTAGAATGATAGTTCTTCCGCTAATGCTTGTACATCCTGCCCTCTAGCATTATTAAAGTTCTCTATTACAACAGTTAAACCACCATTTGCTTGTGAACCTGGTGTTGAAGATGAATTTGTTTTCTCAGAATTTCCTCCACGGGATTTTTGGGATGCACTTATTGATCCTGCTATTGATAATCCATTGACTCCAGCCATCATACCATTCATCTGTTTACTACCATTTTGAATGTTTGTAAGGTCAAGTACTGGAGTGATAGTTGGTTGTAGATCCATGTTACCATCAACAGCGTCAGAGATACCTGCTATGGCTCCTGATAGACCATCTAAGGCATTAGTAGCAACTTCGGCACCTGCTTTAGCCGCTTTATCATTGTAACTGTTCAGTCCTATTACAAGACCCTCTCCAGCGTAAGCACCAACCTGCATGAATGCTCTGGATGGAGACTTCTCAACTAAGGCTGCCTTTGCTGCTACTAATGCTGCTCTACCCATCTCTGCGGCGGCTGCTGCTGCTCCTGCTATGGCCCCTGTTATACCTCTAATAAACCCAGCAACAACATTCTTACCAGCTTCTTCAAAGTCTTTAATAGAATCAGTAACTGCTAGTTTTCCTGCACCCATCATCGCTAATACAAGATTCTGTACTGCGTCTACAAAGGCTTGTTTATTATTGTTTATGGAGTTGGTAACACCATTTAAGAATGAAATGATCAACTGAAATCCAGCCTCTACTATTTTGTTCATGTTGGCCTGTATTCCTTGTAGGAACGCAAGTACTAGATTGACACCAGCATCTACTATCTTTGGCATGTTATCAGTTAAGACCTGCACAATTTCTAGTATAATCGTGATGACTTGAAGTATGATAATCGGAGCATTAAGTATCAATGCATTTAATAATGTTGTAATCAAGTTAAGTCCAAAGTTTACGATCTCTGGTATTATAAGATAGAAGGTATCTAATATAGTTGCTACTAGTGTAAGTACTGTTAAGGCTATTGTATCAGCACTATCAGTTAATGTTTGACAGAATAACACAATACCTTCACCTAGCTTTTGGATTATTATTGGGATCATACCAACAATAGCATTAATTATTATTACGATACCTGCTGCTATGACTACTGCTCCTGTTGACAGGGCTAAAGCCAATGCTGTTACCCCTACACTCATTAACACTAATCCTGCTCCGGCTAATGCTACACCTACTCCAATCAAGGCAATTGATCCGGCTAAGGCATATATAACTGGTACCAATGGTCCGAGTATTACGCCAGCAAAGCCTAAGACTACGAATACACCAGCTAAAGAAGTTAATCCTTTAACTATTGCATCCCAACTCATGTTACCTAATAATATCAATACTGGTACTAGTAGATTAAATGCTATTGCTGCTACTAATAATGCGGCTGAACCAGATAAGGTTCCTTCCATTGCTTTTAAACCTATTGCCATGAATGCTAAGGCTGTTCCCATAGCCATGAAACCCTTCATCAATTCATTTGGTGACATTGTCCCAAAGTTTCGAAGTGCCGTTGCTAATAGATTTAAAGCCACAGATATAAGTATTAATGATGCTCCTGTAGCCATAACCTGTTTTGACTCACCTGTCAATCTTGAAAATATACCTATCTCGGTAAGTAGTATACCTACACTGATCATTCCTTTGCTTATCATAGTCCAGTCCATAGTACCAAAATTTCTACACGCAGTTGCAAGTACATTCATAGCCACTGATAGAATAAGAATACCTGTAGCATTAGCTATTGCCTTCTCACTGAATGTTGTAAAGTTTAAGAATAAGGCTATTTCAGCACATAATACACCTACAGACACAAGACCTTTAACGATCATATCCCAATCCATAGTGCCAAAGTTTCTACATGCAGTTGCTAACAAATTCATTGCTGCTGCAAATATAACTAAACTTCCTGCTCCTTGAATCATAGATCCTTTGTTAGCTGCTAAAGCCTTAGATGTCAATACTAATATAGTTGTTAATGCTGCTATGCTAGTTATACCCTTTGCTACTTCATCCCATTTAAGTTTTCCAAAGTTGAGCATTGCAAATGATAGGATAAGAACCGCGGTAGATATGGTAGTCATAGCTACACCTAGTTTTATAAGTTGTCCTATACCTGCTCCGGCTGTAAGTTTACTTAATATACCCATTGCGGCAACTAATTCTATAAATACTCCTGTCATAGCCCCTAATGCTGAGGATAGTCGCTTATCATCTATCAATGACAATATCACTAAAGATGCTGCTAATATAGCAATAGCAATAGCGATGTTCATTAATGTCTTGGCTTTAAGTGAGTTCTGGAATGATTCTAAACTACCTCTAACTCCATCTAGAATACCTTTGATTCTATCTAAGAAATTAGTATCCTCTACCATATTCTTTAATGCGCCTATAAGTTTCTTAATTCCTAATAATATACCAGCTATTAATCCACCATTGACTACATCAAATACTCTTTTGGTAGTAATTCCAGAAAAGGCTTTCATCATACCTTCTGACAATTTATCGAACGCTTTACCTACTACTCCAATAATAACTAGTACTGGTTCAAATCCGAGTTTAACTTTATCAGAGATAGTAGTAAGTCCACTGAAATCAAGTTTGCCAAATGTCGCAAAAGTTTCCTGTATTTTAGTTACTATGTTCGTAACACCACTACCTAGGAATTTAAGAGCATTAACTACTCCCGTTACAGCATTGACGAAGAACCCAGATGTCTTTATAGATTGATCTAGTCCTACAAAGAAATTACCTATTTGTCCTGTAACTCCAAGTAAATAATCACCGACAGGAAGTAAAGCTTGTATTACTGCTCCTATAACGCCTGCAATAGCCATGAATGCCTGTTTGCCTATATCGAGAATTGCAAAGAAACCTTTAAAAGTCGCTTTAAGATTATTTGCTGTTTTATCACTTAGTTTTAAACTAGCCATGAAATCTCTAAATTTTACCGTTAAATCAATAAGACCTTGAGCTGTAGTCTTAGGGAATATTTCTCTGAATGCTTGACCTATAGGTGTCATGATAGACATTAATGAATCAAATGCATTCTTAAGCCCTAATATTAAGGCATCTCTACCTCCATTGGCTTTCCAGAAAGCTAGCATCTCGTTTCTAGCCTTTGCGGCTCCACCTACAATGTTACCAAAGCCATTATTGACTTCTGTGAAGAATGCTGCTGCTTCATCTTTATTACCTATGATATTTTCCCATGATTGAGCCCATCCAGATTGAACTGACTCTTGCATTGTGTTTATTAACTGAGAGAATGTCTTTACCTGGGTTGCTGCTTTGATTAGGTCTGGATCATTTGCAAATTTAGATAAAGTCTTTGTTAATACTTCAGATGTCAACCATCCATCTTTAAGTGTTTCTCTGAAAGGTACGCCAGCTTTAACTACTATACCCATTCCCTTTGCTGTATCCTTCAATGCATTTTGGAATAACTCTCCACCCATACCAGCATTAACTACAGAGTTCCAGTCCATAAGTTTAACCGAACCGGATGCTATAGCCTGTGAAAGCTGATACATCGCTGTAGATGCTTGTAGAGCACTTGAGCCTGAACCGGCAGCCAAGTTGGCTATACCCTTAATTGAGTCAGTAGAAGTCTTTAAATCAACTCCTGCGGCCGTAAATGTACCTATATTCTTTGCCATCTCAGCAAAGTTATATATAGTTTGATCAGAATATGTATTTAGTTCATTCAATGCTTTATTGACATCGTCTAGGGTTGATCCCTTAGTCTTTGTATTTGTAAGGATTGTCTGAATAGCATTCATCTTGGTTTCATATTCTTGCAGACCTGTCATAATCGGGTCGATAGTAAGAGATTTAACTAGATTAGTACCAGCAGTTATTGCAGCGCTTGAAATGTTAAGAAGGGCGGCAACACCAACTGCACCAAGAAGTGTTAATTTACTATTTATACTTTCTATACCATTAGCCATATTAGCCAATGAGAATGAATTGCCCGCCTGTTGTAAGTTGTTTAAACTTGCTGCTGACTTATCTAAATTTAATCCATTCTTAAGTGCGGTTAAAGAATTAACACTTGTCTTAATCCCACTCTCAAACTGACTGTTGTTGAATTGCATGTTAACAATACGTGAATCAACACTTGGCATTATTTAGTTACCTCCTTCCATATTTCATCTGCTATTTTGTCAAATATAGGTTGTATTACTGGATTGATGAAGTCACGTCCTTGGACATAACCACCATTTCGCGTACCATGACCGTACTGAATAAGTACAGCAATTGGTATACCACTTTCTACATGGGAATTTCCCCATTCTATTTTAAAACCACCTGAAGTCATAACCACATTATAATCCCAGGAATTAGCAGTCTCTCCAGTATCTACTGGTGTAGCAGATGCGAGTGCTGCAACTCCCTCACGTCCATATTTCTCTAGAGCAAGTAAATACTCACGAGATACACTTCTTTTAAAGAAATTTTCTGTATTATTAAAGCTTCCAGAGTGACTTATTATTATCATTTTTATTACCCCCCATTAGCTAATGTTTTTAATCGTGCCTCATTTAATTCAGTATTTCTACTCATAATTTCTCGAGTACTCATTTTCTTAGGAGGGGAGTTCTTAATATTAATAACATTTATGAGAGTCAAGAGTCGATTTAGATGCCATTTTTGACATTCAAAAGGAATATTCATGGTTACCATCCAATAGTAGATTAGTTCAGCTGTTACTACTTCTCTACTATTACCTTGTTTCTCTTTAGAGAATGTTGTGGCAGTCATCTCAGCTTCAATATAGGTATTTATCGCTTGGATGTTGTCATTCGACAAGTTATTATAAACTGCGTCATCAACGTTTTGGGTGATGGTCATGCATCGTATGTAATCGATCGTCTCTTGAATTGTCTTTGAGTCTTTACTCAGGAATGGTTTACGCCATCTTGACTCCCATTTTGAAATAGAGACTAGAGAATGCTCTAATTGCAATACTTGTTCCTTCGAATAGATGAAAGTAGATGTGGATTCGTCGTATTGCTCAGTAGCAGGTACTGTGATCTTTAACATGGTCTAGCCTCCCTTATCAAACTATTTAAGTAATTCTGCGGTTAATGCGTTTGGATTGTTTTTACCTGGTAGTATTGGTACTGATGGTATGATTCCGTTTACAAACTCAGCTGCTGCTCCTGCATTCATTGCTACTTCCATGAACATTTCGCTATATGCTTCAGTCTGTTCAAAGGCGTCTCTCAATTCTTGTGATTTAATAAATCTCTTACCATCTAAGGACTTTTCGCCATAAGACTTAAGTATTAACTCCTTGAAACTTTCGATTATTCGTTTTGAGTCTTGCTCTGCTACAATCTTGGTTAACATCGCACTAAGTCCACCATTGACAGATAGTTCCATCTCAGTTACCTCAGCCTTGGATAGATTAAAATAAAAGTCCTCTTTTCTTTCGTTACCGTCAAAGTCGGTATAAGATATTGTTTTCTTTAACATGGTATTTATCCCCTTTCTTAATTTAAATTAATCAACAATACATTTGTTAGCCCATTTTTTATAAGCATCCAAGTATGTTTCATTCTTGTCGCCGTTGTGGGTTATCTCGTAATACATACCATCTGAGATATCAGTACTAACTAATGCCTTCCAGTTCTGTAATGTCTTACTAAACCATACAACATAAACTTGATCAATGTTTAATTTAACATTATCAGTTTTTTCTACATTGTCATTAAAATAATCAACAACTAATTGTTTTGCTCGTTCTAGCATTTGTTATCCCCTTTCTTAATTAAAAGAGGGGCCGAAGCCCCAATTAATATTATGCCATGGTTGTGAAGTCCTTAACCGCAGCAGCCAATAACTGACCATAGATATCTATTACGCCACCAATGGTAACGAGGTATACTTTGGTTCCAGTAAGGGCAGATGTTGGTGTGAATGTGAGTATTTTGCCTGTGCCATCCAATGTCTTAGTACCAGCAACGATAACGCCAGTTGCATCAGTAACAATAATAGCTTCACTAGCAATCTTGTTATTGAATGTAAGAACAATTGGAGCAGTTTTGGATATTGATGCAGCGCCATCAGCAGGAACTATAGATGACAGAGCAATAGCAGCTATTGTTGAACCTGTGAATATGGTTGCTATTTCATCAGGCAAAGGAAGTCTAGGTGTAAGTACAGCAGTTCCGAACAGAATTCCTTCTAATGTAGCAAGGTTAGTTGGATCTGCTTTGGTTGAGTCTATAACTATAGATGCCGTTGGTTTCTTACCAGTAACTTCTACTGGTGTTGAAGTAACACCCCATGAGAAGGTAACGCCATCAGGTGAATCATTGATTGACTGATATCCTTTCTCGGAAGGAGAAGCCATTGCGCCATATACCAAATGCAGTTTATAGCCAAGACTATCATTGACATCATTACCTATTGTAGTCTTATATGCCAAACCGAATGCCGATCTGTTCTGCTGGTTGATCATGACACCAGTAGCAAGTGCTGCTGATCCGTCACACGCTGCGAACTCAGATGGGTAAGTATATGCTTCTATTGTTGCTGCAAATTCTTCAGCGGACATCAGGTTAAGATACTTGATATCATCTGCATATTTTGGATTTGGTTCTGCTCCTGATGGGCTCTCAGTAACGCTTATTAAGCCGTTCCAAGCAACACCAAGTGGATATGCTCCTGATACCTGGGGATAGAGCACTCCCTGTTTAACACCGGTTTCATAAAATCGTTCACCGGATTTATCCCATATAATTTTAGTCATATTGGTAAAGCCTCCTTTTAGTAGTAAATAGTGAATACAAAGTGGTGCAAATTATCGGCGGTGTAATGCCTATTAAATATACATTTAGACAACATCGCAACTTCCTCCGGTATATTGCTATCCGGGTTCTTGTCTATTACGGTGACTGTATAGCCTAGATGAATGTTGTATGGCTTATCACTCGCAAATCTAGTATTGGATTTATCCAGTGTGTATATAATACATGGATAACTAATCTTAACTGTCTCGGGTGGTTGATAGTAGACACTGCTAGTTATCGTTTCCAGAAGGGTCTGTAGTTGGACCCGTGTCCCCATTGTATACACCTCCAATTGATAAGATTAGACGAGGCCGCTGAACCTCGATATTAGTTATCTTCCAAGCGGCTCCCATCCATTTTATATAACGTATAGCATGGAAATTCTGGTAGGCATACGGATCGGCTACAATGCTGAACTCATTGTTAATTGTGAGATTATCATTGATACTCTCTCCTGCTTGTGTACGTCTTGATATTTTGTTTATGTCTCCAGAATAGTTTCGTTCAGTTATAACTTCACCCCACACTCCTGGTGCAGTTTCAAGTGTTTCAGCGTAACCAATTGATCCATAAAACTTTCCCATTTTGAACCTCCTTTGATAAGAAGGATGACTTGTCTTTTGTATCGTAGCATTCAGAACTATTTGGACACTCCATTGTATGATAGTTGGCACAGTCGCTACAATTAGGTAGGTTTATTTTGGCCTGTTTGCGTTTGAACAAAAGATTCACTATCCTTTACTTAAGTATTGAGTACTATTTAACCTGTTCGATAACGAGAGCTGATTTAGGATGTATAAGAGCACCCGAGCATCTAGTCTCGATCAAGTATTTGTACTGGTTGTAGTCGATATCGAAGTCGTCGAACATACCTATCTGACCACCCTTATCAGCGCCCATAGCATAGTCACCAAGACTAACCATTATGCCTTTAAGAGCAAGAGTCTCTGCTCCAACAACTCTTTCAAGACCAGCCATAGCTGGAACTTCAACGATCCTTGAAACTCTGAGTGTTGCTTCAAGATCAGCAACTGTATTGTGGATTCTTCTACCCAAACTATCTTTAAGTAAAAGCATGTCAGTCAACAGACCAGTAGTTGTGTAGTATGCTGGAATACCACTACCTTTGTAGTTCTCTCTCGACTTTATGATTTCATCTATAAGATCCTGAGTGTCGCTAACAGCTGTAACTTTAACGTGGTGAGCATACAGGTCATTGTCAGTGTAGATAGGTCTGATACACTGCTCATCGATTTTGTCTAAACTAGCGATGTCTCTTCCATCTCCAACAAGAACAGCTCTTGCAAGTTCCTCGTCAAGCATCATTCTCATTTCAGCCTTCAACCAAGCAACTACATCCAGATCAGTTATGTCAAGCATGTCGTCTCTGTCAAGTTTCTGTTTCTTGTAGATAGTAGTAGGGTAAGTAGTTCTCTTAGCAAGTGCAAAGAACTCTTCTTTCTTAACATTTCCCTTAACATAACCCTTAGCTCTTGCATCTTCAAGAGATATGTCTGCATATATGGATTTGATTCTTGAGAATGGAGTATGTTTTGTTCCATCCATTACGCTGGTAACCCATGCCATGTCTCTCTTAAGGAAGTCTGGTGAGTTAACAACGCTCTGTGCATCTGGGAACAAGTAGTCAATGTGCTCTATGCCGTATGTAACCGCATGTGCGAGTACAGCATCCTTAAGTGAACCTCTCTTCTGAGCATCTGAGAATATGCTCTTTACTGCGTCATGTGATAATGCTTCTCCACCGCCAATATCGTCTTTGCTTTCAAATATATTATGTTTCATCTCTTCGCCTCCATCAGTGTATGCCTGCTGTAAAGCGGCATCATTATTTGTTGTAGCTTCGTCTAGTGCTGCGCCTATCATGTAATATACGACATTTTTCTGTTCTTCGCTAAGACTATCGAATACCTCCTGAACAGTAGGGTCCTCGTTAGCTGCTGGTGCTGCTGGTGGTGCTGCCTTTACTGCTGCTGGTGCTGCTGCATGGACAACTTCAGTTTCTTTAAACATAGTGATCTCCTCTCCTGTATAAATTATTGCTTCTTCTGGAATTTCATCGAAGCTGCCATCGCTATGTTGAAACGATACATTGTCGATTAAAGCCCCTGGATTAGCCCCAGTTAAAACTAAGCTTACTTCGCGAATTGCCCCGTGTAGAACATCTCCGCCATTCTGTTTAAGGTTATTAGCATAAATGGATAATGCCGATATATCACCATGCTGGACTAATTCTCTAGCATGTGAACCTGCTTGACTTTTGTTAACTTTACAATATGCATACACTCCATCAGCTCTATTTTCAAGAACTGCATGACCTAGAACGTTCGTTGGGTCGTCATGAGAATGCTGCCAAACGAGTGGAACAGTAGCTCCATCATTATGTTTAAATGCATCTTTACGAATTATTCGCCCATCAGAACATTGTAAATCATTTTTTGTAGCATATCCACTAAAATCAAATTTCATATTCTTTTATCCTCCTTTTTAAGTAGTAGTTCCACTTGGTAAGAGTGGCGTTTCAGGATTACCATCAGTAGTAGGAGTAGTAGGCGAGTTAATGTTCTTGTTCTTTAACTCATCTGCTTTAGGATCACTCGATGGTTTAAATCCAATGATACCTCTAAACTCATTTGACGATAGAATTTCATTTCGAGTAAATTTGTCAGCAATATCAGCCAATTGACTGACTGGCACTAACTTGAATGGATCTCTAAAGTATACTATTGATTGGTTTTGAGACCTTGCAGTCTTAGTTAGGAACTTGCGCTTCATCTCATCAACTATTGCTGATATGATTGGTTCGATAGTTCGGCTAAAGTACGTCAGCATTTCTTGTTCGCCTGCTGAGCCATTGAAGATAGCTTCAGTAATACCTAACTGGCCATATAGCATACTTGTTAGATACGTGATTTGACCCATCAGGTTGTTCTCGGTAGGTCTATTCAACTGAGTAATACGTTCTGTACCATCAGTATAAGCTATACCATACTTTGAACCCGATAACTGCTCCTCTATGTCCTTCCTACGAATCTCGGCTTGTTCTTTTCTAGCTGCTGTTTTAATTACATAAGGTAATTGTATTATAAGGTCGAGTTTACCTGAACCACTCTGTTCGTCAACAGCATCTATAAGATTTAACTTTCGTATTAGACGTTGGAGGGTTGAGTTTGGCTCGTTCATAACTGAATAGAATGGATTTTCTATAATAGCTACCATGCTTTTAGGGACTGTTATGTCTTCTTTCTTCGCTGTCTTTTCATTGTAAACCTGAACTTTTATATGTGCTGGATACCACTCTAATATCTTTCCGGCTCTTAATTTTTGAATATCATAAGAGTTGGAAAATGCTGGATTATAAGTTGTATCTGTTGGTACTATAGCAACCTGACCTTCATCAAACATTGATAATACAATATCCTTAATAAAGGATCGTCCAGTCTGGTCCATGTTAGCATCTAATGTTAAACAATCATTAAGGCCAGAAGTCATTGGTTCTATGAACCTACCATTTGGATCTGTACGGACATGCTGTATGGAGATTGCTGCTACGTCGGTTGATATACGACTATAGACTGAATTGACAATAGACCGTTCATTACCCATAGACAGTCTGGTTTTATCAGGTCTAGAATAATTAGCAGGTCCATAATTTGTATACCTATCTACTTGACTATTTGCTTGACCTGTAGTAAAAGCATTCCAAGCATGTTTTAATCTACTCCTAATTGTTTCCTTTTCTTGCAATTTCTCACCTCCTTTATGTAAAGTATTAAGTGAGCATTATTGATTTAATCTTAGAATGCTGAACCAAGAGAAATTCTTCTCCAGTTTTTACCGGCAATTGTGTTGTCAGCCACACATCTATACATGTAAGTAGCGTCAACCATTTCCTGATTTATTGAACCAACTGTTCCGTCTACTCCAGCAGAAAGTTTCGTAGCTGATCCAGCAAAAGTTGCGTTAGCCATTACTTTTCCAATAACTATATTATTTCCAGCAACTCCACTAACCTTAGCAGTCAGTTCAACTGTATCGCCAGCACCATCTACGGCTGAAACACCCTGAGTATCCAATGTTGTAATTGCAGACACCAATGCGAGTATAGCATTAGCCGCAGTACAATTTGTTCCTAACAGTAAAGTAACAGCTGCAAATGTATCTGTTCCTGCTGTTATTGTTTCGGTTGAAGCAATTGAATTACCAGCAACTCCACCAACCAACGCCGTTATAGTACATGTGTTGGCAGCAAAGTTTGCAGCACTAACTAATGGATGTGGCGTGTTTATGGAATCAGTACCATTGATAGCAGCAACTATATTTATCTTAGTAGCAGGTAAATCAGTGCCGATTGCTATTTCACCATTACCAGTAGCAGTGCCAGTTGGTACAAATGTAAATACCTTAGTGCCGATAGTCATAGTATTTCCACTTACTGGCTGAGTATCAATTGTTAATACAACAGCAGCTTTATCTGCATATGTGGAGATATCTACGGCTTTGTTTGTTGGTGTGGTTTTGGTCTGTGCAGCATCAGCTAAGAATTCATAGACATCTGATCCTGCTACTGTTGGATTATCAATCGTAACTTTCTCACCGTCAATAACAACTCCTGATACCGTTAGAATTTTTCCAGCATTAACTGCATTTACTGGTGTTCCACTAATAACTTCCATTTCAGAAATCCTATTTCCAAGTTTCATTGCTTTGGCATGAATATTAATCTTATTAATCTGGTCAATTTGTTTAGCGGTTAATCTTGTCATTTTTAAATCTCCTCTTTCTTTTTTTATTTTCTTTTATTGTTTAGATGCTTGTACAGTTGATACTATTGCATGTCCTACGCCATAATAAGTTCCAACGGATGCTAATACAACGCCCGCTGTTAACTGACCAGACTTCATCATAGCAAGTCCACCTACTTGAGATGCTACTACAATTCCCGCATCTTTTAATAGATTCTGACTTAATGTCTTACCATTTTTTAATGTTTTGGGTGCTACTATATTTTTACTGGCAGCACTTTTATATTTAGATTTTATTTGTGCTTGTTCATTGTCCAAGGCTTTACTTCTTTTGATTACTGCATTTACATCATTACCTTTTCCAGACTTTTGTAGGTCAGCCATGTCTTTCTGAAACTTAGCATTAGACTTTTTAAGTTCATCTCTTTTACTGGCCGAAGGTTTAGATGTGGCTGCTCCACCAGTTCTATGCCCCCACTTCATGCCTAATTTACCAAAATGTTCGAGTGAATCTTCAGAGTTGGTACCTTTACCCCAAGACATTCCCATTGCACCGTAATGTTTTAATTCATTATCCATTATTTACACCTCCTTTTAACCAAAATTCTTCTTCCATGTCTGAGCAGTTTTATAGGTATTTACTGCTGTTTTTGCCGACTTTAACGCTGAACTAACAGCGTGGTCGATTGCTGGTTTGTTTTGAGTGTATAGAATATAACCAGCTGCTAATGAGGTTGTTCCCGTTAGGGTCTTAGCTACAATTTTAGCACTTCTACTTGCCTGGTCTTTAGTTGCTCTACCTCTACTGTTAGATATAGCTTTATTATTTATTTTAGAGTAGTTAATTTCAGATAGGGCTTTATCGTATGCTGCTTTATACTGAGGATTTTTCATTTTTTCATCAATTTCTTTTTTAACTAATCTTCTCTGTATACCAGCACCTTTTCCATATGCTTGACGGGCCACTTCGTGCTTAGTTGCATCTTTCTTGGCTGTTTTATTTAATTTATTTTCTGCATGTCGTTGTCCCCACTTCATGCCTAACTTACCAAAATGCTCTAGTGAATCTTCAGAGTTGGTACCTTTACCCCAAGACATTCCCATTGCACCGTAATGTTTTAATTCATTATCCATTATTTACCCTCCTATTCGAATGCATCTTTATTAACCTTATAGGCAATATAAGCATCCATTAATGCCGAAACACTATCAATTTTATTTTCATATCGTTTCTTTAATAGTTTACGATTACCGTTTGTATCTTCTAAAGTAACACAGTTACCCATTGTGAATGTCATTAATTCTTGATCAAATACTAACATTCGTTCTGCTGCTAGATTCTTAAGTTCACCTAGTGGTACTGACTCAGTCTTAGAACCTTGGATAACTTTCTCAATTCCATATGGTCCATTCTCTGCTTCCCATCTAGTTACAAATTCTTTAGCATTGTAAGGGTCAAATCCAAAACTTCGTACGTCATAACCTTCTGAAATTATGAATTCATCTACATCTTCATAGACCTCCATCATGTCTAGTACAGTGCCTTCTAAGACCATCAAACTACCCTCATCTAAGAACTGGTTATACTTGCTTCTCATTGCTCCTGGAAGTTTCATAAGCGTTAATGATGTGATATAGCATCTAGTCTTAACTCCGAACTTACCACTTGCTAATGGAAATAAGAAAGTGAAAGCGCAGAAGTCATCTCCCTGAGACATATCGGCTCCCATAGAGCAGACCATCTTCCAGAAGTTACGTTTTCTATGTGGCAAGGTTTCTTCGTAAGTGAAGAAGTAGGTATACCCTTCCATTGGAAGACCAAACCTCTTTGCCAGAATGTCATTCCTAGAAGCAGGTGCTTTCTCCGCTCTCTCAACGTCCAACTGATAGGTTTCGTACGTAACAGTCTTTCCGAGATTAGGATTAGCCTTTTGCCAGGTTGACGGATCAGTAATTTCTTTGACATCATCGAGTTTGTACCACCAGATGGAAACATGTGGGTTTATGTAGTCTCCTCTAAGTATGTCAGTTAGTTCCATTTTGATTGTATCGCCACTTCCATTCCTCACGGTACCTTCTGAACTCGTCGCTACGATTAAGTAGTCATCAAGTTTGGATGCACCCTGCTCAATAGCACCAACAACATCCTCTCGAATGTCACCAGAGAGCCACTCATCAACAGTTGTTATCTTAGGTCTTAATCCCTGAAGTTTGTCTATGCTCATAGGTCGAACTTCTATTAGTGATCCTGTAAGAAAGTTCTCAACTCCCTTCTTAGTAGATGCCAACTTAATTCTATTGGCTCTGGAACCGGTTGTGTTCTGTAAGGAACCCTCAGTTAAGAACTTAAAGAGAGGACCTCTTGATCTTGTAATGGCAGTTCGTATAGGAGACATAACTTCATCTGCCTGTTTCATTGTTGGGGCAGTCGTAATCTGGTGTGTGGTTGTAGTATCAACGTTGTGAAAGTACGATTGAATACATGAATCATACAACGACTTCGCAGCACCTCTTCCCACGATCAAATATTGTTTGTTAATCAATCGCTTTTTAATCATCTTACGAACATACTTTCCGCCATGATTATCTGGAGATGGTTCGTAGATACTTCGCTCAACAAAGTAGTACCATCCAAATACTGCTTCGGCCCATAACTTAAATGAATCAAGTAATACCAAATCAGCACCATCAGTAAGAGTAAGTTCATTTTCGCAATAATTAACAAACCCCTCTACCACTCCACTATCATAGTAGACTCCTGGATTAGCTATTAGTTCATCTATACGATTCATCTCCATAGAGATTTCTTTACAGACTGGAATATCTCCCCTAATAACTGCCTCACGAAATGCACCATAGTATTTGGGTGTTGCTGTATTTGATAATGACATAATTCACCTACTTTCCAGGTATGGCTTTATTTAAAAGTATATCTAATCCTTTAGACATGCCCTTAGCAGCTAAATTGGACACGACCTGTTTAGAAGAATTAGAAAGAACATCATTCACATACTTTCTACCAGCAGAAACATCCTGTTTGCTTAGATCTTTATATGATCTCTCTAACTGTAGTCTATTATTAAGAGTTTGTAGTTCAGAATTAGACATCTCATAGATCTTCTTCTTCTTTAATTTCTGTTTCTGAGCATAATCCTCGCTAACCTGTTTTGGTTTATGTATGCTAGATGTTATACTAGACATACTAGTTTTAGCATTTCTATGACCCCAATGCATTCCTAATTTACCGTAATGCTCTAATGATTCATTATCTGTCATTATATTACCTCCTCTTCTATTATTGGTGGGACATCTGCCGACGTTTCAACTTGTACCCATAATCGCCATTCAATCTCGGTTGCTTGCCGCTGCATCGCATCTAAGACAAAAGAACTTGATGGTGGGTCAAATAATAACCGAACTTTTAGATAAATATAAGACTTGACAGCTTCTAGATCGGTTCTCTCTCCTAGTAAGTCTATCCATTTTTCATTTGCTCCCGTAATAAGGAATCCTGATTCTGGACCAACCCCTATTTGGTTAGATGTCATTAATACTGTATTGATGTTAAATATAACATCTTGGTCAAAGTGAGTATATTGAGGTTCTATCCCTAACATACGTTTGATAGTTAATAAAATGCTGTCCATAATATCCTCCTTTCTTACAACCAAGGACATGTGTCATTACGTCGTCTTTCTATTGGTGCCTGCGGGAGTAATGATGCATCTCCATAATGTATAGCATTATGAGTTTGAAGTATTGTACTAATAAGGAACTCAGGATCATAGATTACATCCCTATCAAGTTCAACATCTTCTATTGTTATTTGGTTCATGTGATGTACTATTATAGAACTATAAATTTCATGACCTTCAACTCCTAAGTCACAACCATTATCTCTAATAATAACATCATCACGAGTCTTTCTCCATCGTTTAGATCTGTATAAGATTTGATTTAGATAACGATCAAACCCAAATGTAGTATCTCCAACTGAACCTTTGATTCGTAGATAATCATAACGATCTTCGAAACTTATTAAATTTTTTAGTTCAGAATATGACCTAATCATAACATTATTACATTTATGATCTTTTCTAAAGCACGTACTTTATGTACTGTAGATGATACAATATCCTCTTTTGGATTTAATAAAATAAGCGGTAATTTACCTAAAAACCCGGAATCATTCTCATCAACCACTGCGTTATAGCCAGTAGATCTAACATGGTCAAAGAATTTCGTAACCAGTGGATTATCTTTGTTATTAAGATCAGTCATAAAGTTTTTATATAACCCATCATCAACTTCTTTTACATTGTGGGTTTTCATATACATCTCAGCCATTATCTTTTTAGATGGAACTTTTATTTCATTCTTACTCTTCATAACATGTTCGTATACACTCTTACCTTCGTCTGGTATGAACCCTTGTTTTTTCCATGATTCAAAATATCCAGGCATGGTTTCTTTGTAAATTCTTGCATCTTTCTTTACGTGGGATACATATATTTTACCATTCGTCGAATAATCTTCAAAAGATTTGGTACTCATCCTATAGAATTTAGAACCTTTAGGAATCGTTGTATCTTTTGTTGATAATGAATTTAGATCTACTATTTTTCCAAATCGAAAAGTCTGTACTCCTCCTATTGGTAGATTATTCTTTTTGTAAGCATATACACCACCAGCAACGGCTAAGGTTACACCAACTGCTGCTGCTCCAATTAGGATGTTCCTTTTAATTCGTTTCTTTCGTTCATCTTCCGTTTCAGTCTTTTTTGAATTACTTGTTATGGTTGTTGATCCTTTTCGATGCCCACATTTCATTCCCATTACACCGTGATGTGTGAGTTCTTGTAGTGGAGGTTTCTCTATACTAATCATCATTACTATTACCTCCCTTACCAGTGTATGTTTTCATTGCATCGAGAGCATTTGCATAAAGTTCTTCAACCTTCTTGGCTGATTGGATGGCATCTGTCTTAGCAACTATCAATTCCTTTTGTTTCTCAAGGATTTCTTTCTCAATTCTTTCCTTTGTAGATCCCAACTTTAAGAAGTGAGTTATAACTTGCGAAGATGCCGTTCCCTTTAGAATTTGTGTCTCTGCTAAATCAACTGCCATAGCTATCAATTGGTTTTCTCTTGCTTCTGGGGTGGTAGCAGGAGGCTGTCGGTTTGGATTTCCATCCTTTTTAGAAACGGCCATCAGTTCTTCACTCCTTTCCATTACTTTATGTAAGTTTTATTATGTTCCTAGACACTTTCAGGTATGGCGACCCGACTTTGGGCAATCAACATCTCTTGAAAGGGGAGAGAATGGCCACCATGAACCACTTTTGACTAAAGAAGCCGTCGCCATACTTGAAAAGGTCTAGGAAAATGACCCGCCGGAGCTTTTTTTAGGAGCCGGGCGATTTGAAGGGGGGGTAGGTTTTGCGAGAGACCCCCCTCTATGCTTTTACGCCTCGCTATTTGTATTATGTGTTGCCTTTGTATAAATTCCTAAAATATTTAATTTAATTATTTCATTTATTG